CCCGGTCCGCGCATCTCGTACGAGCCACCACCACTCGGCGGCGGCGGTGGTTGACGAGGCATCGCGTTTTGCACCGCACTGACCATGCTTTGTTGAAGGCCTGGGTTTTGTCTCAAAACATCCTGCAAATTCGGAATCGCCGCCTTGAACATGGAGTTCGTCAAGTGGAACATCATCGCAGAGCCCCCGACCATCATGACGAGCTTCAGTTCGGGTGCAACTTGCATCTTCTGTCCGTACTTGACGTGCAGTTCTTCGAACACACCATCGTAGTCATCGAGATTTTCCATAATCGATTCAGACCATCCGTCCAACGCGAGTTCGAAGGGATTGTACTTCTTGTTCGCCCATTCCAAACCGGTGACGGTGGCCATGAGCACCTTTCGTGAAAACTTGATGCTCTGGTCGACGTCGATGGTGTAGGTGACGCGCTTGTACTCGGTGCGCAAGTCCTCGATGGGGCTGTACGCGTTGAGGCGCTTGTTGACGTTGAACCCCTTTCGTTCAAGTCTCGCCAACTTGTTGAGAATATCCATCTTTTCCGCGTCGATGGAATCATAACCAGCGGAAGGCTTTTCCTGTTGATACTGCGGTTCAGGCGGACCCTCGTCGAAGTCCATGTAGCCCCCCATGTCCTCTTCGTCATCGTCATCTTCTTCCACGTATCGACCACGACCCACTCCAGGCGGAGCACTTTGCTTGTTCGGGTTGACGAACGCATCGATTTCTTCCTGGTGTTCCATCATCGCAGGCCGCGAGGGTGCCCGCGGGTGGGGTTGCGGTCTCGGCACTCGACGCGGTTGCGGCGTCGAGATTTGAATCTCATCCATAAGTCGTTGTTCGCTGTCGTCGAGTTTCATGACATTAGTTTCACCTCGGTCCAGCACAATTTCTCCGTCCATCTAATGTATTACTTTAAAAGTAATTGATTCCTTTAACGCACTTTATTTTCTCAAGATATAGTACAATGTTTAACCTCAACAAGACCAACCGCAATGCCCTCATGGCCATCGCCGCTATTTTCGTCGTCCTGATTATCGTGATGAGCACGCGAAGCGCCTACGAGCCGATGCCCCTCGTCATCAAGGCGAAGAATGAAAAGAACATCTTCGACCTTCCGTACGACGTGAAGTGCGTGGCGGGTTCGGGCATGGAGGGTGAGAGCACGTACTCCATGCGCAAGCCCGGTGGCGTGTGCGGTGCTGAAAATTTGGTGCGCGAGCAAGCGGGCTACGAAATTATCTAAATCTAAAGTAATATAAGAGATGGCTCTGGTGACTTCAGACACCACGATTCCTGACCTCGCCTATGAATATCACACCATCACGTTGGATAGCGTGGGTCAGGACAGCGCCAACACTTTCACGGCACACTTGCAAAACCCGTTGCGAAACGTCGTGCAAGCCCGCCTCCTGGGTGCGCACATTCACTCAAATTTACAAACCGAACACGTCTATCTTTCCATCGATGAACTCGACACGCATTTCAACGACCGCGCATCCCTTCCAGGGACGGCGAACGTGCACGCGGGACAGGGGAACATCTCCATCGTGCGAAGCTCTTTCGGGAGCATCATCACCGATGGGGCCACGCATGGGGCCAGCGATGGGAATCAACTCATCACGTTTAAGGATAACTATCCCATTGTTGCACAGTACATCGACCCAATTCGTCGAATCGATAAGTTGTCCGTTCGCGTGTTAGACCAAAATGGGAACACCATCAAGAATTCATCGACGGGTGGTGATAATTTTTTCGTCCTCCGATTCGTGTGCAGACGACCGAATCTTTAATTTTTCTCAAGGTAAGGTAAAGTACGATGTCCGCGGGCATCACTCAACTCGTGTGCCTGGGCGCTCAAGATGAATGGATCTCGAGCGAACCAGAAATGAGTCATTTTTCATCAAGCTATCGGCGACACACGCCGTTCGCGCAATCCGTGGAGAAGCAATACATCCAGGGAGCGGTGCGCTCGAATTCTTACTCCTCCATCACCCTCGGAAAGAACGGGGACATGCTGGGATACACTTTTTTGACGGTCGACGACGGAACTAAGGCGCTCGAAATTTCCGATTGGACCGCACTCATCGAAAGCGTCGAACTCGTCGTCGGTGGACAAATCATCGACCGTCAGACGTCTCAATTTTCTCAAAACATCGCGCTCGATATGTTTGCCAAAAACAGCTCCAAGAGCGCCCTCGGTCCAGGTGGTCGCGCGTCCTGGTTCTACCCTCTGCGATTCTTCTTCTGTGAATCCGTGGAGAGCGCCCTTCCAGTGTGCGCCCTCGCCTATCAAGAAGTTGAACTTCGCATTCGTTGGGGTGCTCTCGCCGGGAACTACACGTGGGAATGTCACAGCAACTATTATTTCCTCGGTGAAGATGAACGTAAACAAATCGCCGACCAGACGATTAACATGCTCATCTATCAAATTCAAGAATGCGAAGCCTCGCGCGAACTCACGCAAGAACTCACCTTTAATCACCCCGTGAAGTTCATCGCCAGCGCGAACACCATCACCGATAGCATGCTCACGACCGCGTCGAATCGCATCAAACTCTCCGTGAACGGCGTGGACCTCTCCCCATTCAAGTGGGCGAGACCCCACTTCTTAGATGTGAGCGCCTATTATCACACCATTTCCGTCACGTCACCCGATGTGTTCATGCACAGCTTTGCGATTAACACCGCCTCGTTACAACCCTCCGGAACCTTGAACTTCTCACGCGTGTCCTCGTTCAAAATCCACTCCGAAAGCCGTCGACTCATCGATAAGATTTATGCATGTTCATATAACATCTTTACCATACAAAATGGTATCGGCGCTCTTCGATATGCAAATTAAAATACTCAGTTATATCAAATGGTGAAGAACCTTAATACCGTGGAACGCGGGGAGAAAGTTCGCATTGGTAAGTTACAGCCGAGTACTCAGGCTGAGAACACCATCATCGTGAACGCTTCGGACACCATAGTACAGGCGCCACATTCGGGGATTTTCGTGTCACCAGTGAGATACGACACGACGTCCACGACGAACGTTTTAGCCTACAACAGCACCACGAATGAAATCGTCACGACACAGGTCACCGCCACAGATAAAAGTCTCCAGTACGTCACCGAAACAGGCAACAGCACCACCGAGGTTGTGCAGTTTCTCGGTGGCGCCGTGTTTAGCAATCTCACTGGGTTAGGTGGGAACGTGTACGTGGACGACACGGGGACGACCGGGAACGTCTTCTACGCCAGGGGCAACGTCATCATCGATGGCAACTTGACAGCCTATGGTGAGACGACATTCATTTCATCAAAAAATATCTCCATCACCGACCCAATCATCGAGTTGGGTCAGAATAACGTGAACAGCGCACTGAGCTATGACCTCGGTCTGCTGTTACGAAGACCTGGAGAGAACGTGGGTGTTGTGTATGTAGAAGACAGGGACGAATTCACGGTGACGTACACGTCGAACACGGCTTCCGATAGATTTATCGAGACCTCATCGAATCTCATCACGATGAACGTCGTGGGTGATGTGTACGCGAACGCCTACTTTGGTGATGGACGCACGCTGACCGGCGTCGCGTTCAAGTCACACCTCGAAGATAACGTCACGCGCATCGAAACGTTAGAAACCGATGCGGCGTCGAATAGCATACGTGTGTCCGAACTCGAACAGCAAATGTCCTCCAACGGTATTAGAGTTGGGAACTTAGAGATAAATTTAGCATCGAATGCACTCAGAGTGAGTACACTCGAATATAACCTCCTCAACAATTCACAGAGGATTTCGACCCTTTACACCTATCACGCGTCAAACGTCATTCGCATTCAAAATTTAGAAAGTAATCTCGCACAAAACGTGTACGTACGCATCGCTAACCTCGAGAGCAATCTCACAGACAACAGCAACAGAATCACCACTCTGAGCGCACGTCTCGCGGACAATAGTTTCCGCATCTCCGTCAACACCGCAAACATCGCAAACCTGCAAGTGACCTCGTCGAACAATTTTGCAAACATCGCAACCTTGCAAACCTATGCACTGTCGAACGGCATTCGCGTGAGCACGTTGGAACAGGACCTCTTGAGCAATGCCATCATCTTGACCGATGCGGTATCTAATCTCGCAGCAAATAGCGCACGCATCTCCGCCCTCGAGGTGCTCCCCGCACAACTCGTGGATAACAGCGCACGCATCGCCGCCCTCGAGGTGGACCCAGTGTTCGAAGGTATCATTACCGGAGACGGGGGGAACATTTCCAATCTCACCCTTCAATACATCTCGGACACGGGGAACACCACATCCAACACTATTCATCTCACCGGAGATGTCTCACTCAAGACCGATGGGTTCGTGGGGGTGAACATTGAACCTCAATATGAATTACACGTCGGTGGAGACGTTCAAGTCACTGGAAATATCAATTCACAATATTTCATAATCAATGGGGGGGCAAACAGGATTTCCGGAAACACAACCATCGAGGGAAACACAACAATTCAAGGCAACCTCGTCGTTCACGGGTCCACGTCGTACCTGTACTCTGAAAACGTCTTCATTCGTGACCCAATCATAGGCCTCGGGAACAATGGACTCGCCGACACAGGCATCATCATCGCCGTGCAAAATCCAGCCAACGTCGTCTTTGGATACGACGCGAGCGAAACCGAGTTCATCGTCGCACACAGCACGAGTAGCGTCGACGGCGTCTCCTTGACACCAGACCCCACCAATCCAATTAATTTTCACGTGTACGGGGACATCGAAGCCAACACCATCACCACACAAGCAGATGTCGTCGTCGGTGGAAATCTCGAAGTGCGGGGTAATACCACCTTCCTACGCGTGGACAATCTCGCAGTGGACGATGCGATTATTAAAATTGCCGCGAACAATACATTGACCACCATCGACTCCGGTGTGGTCATGCAACGGGCGGAAGCCAACGTCGCATTGGTGTACCGAGGTGATGAAAATGAATTGATGTTCGCGTACACCACCGATGATGCGTCGGGTTTGGACATCACCCCACTCACGACGAAACAAATGAATGTTCACGTCTATGGCGCCTTCTACGCAGATGAAAGTATCAATGTCAACACCAATACTTACATCACACAAAGTGGTGCAGTCTACGCGAATGTGTACTATGGTGATGGTGGTTTACTCTCGAACATCACTCAAACCCTCGAGGGTATCACAGCCATTGGGAACACCACACCCTATAATATTGTGTTCACCAATGCCACCGAAGGTATCAATGTCACCTCAAATGCCGTCGCGGGTGTATACTATGGTGATGGCCAATGGTTGAGTAACGTTGCCAACTTGGTCATACTCAGTGACGTGACCGCAGCCAACTTGGAAACGGCGCGTGAATACATTCGTTCGAATGTCGAAATACTCAATGACAATATTTTTTCAAATCTGGTGGAT